GTATATTTACCCGAGCCTGTATCTGTTTGGGAAAGTATTACAGACAAAAATGGGAAAAATATAATCGAAAAATATTATGAAAATCAAGAAAAATATGCTTTTTCATTTCAAATGATGGCATATATTACAAGAATCCACCAATTAAAAGAAATACTAAAAAAAGAATCAAATACTATTATTATTTGTGAAAGATCTGTATTCACAGACAAAGAAATATTTGCAAAAATGTTACACGATGATGAAAAAATAGAAGATATAGAATATAATATATATTGTAAATGGTTTTATGAATTTGTAAAAGATATTCCGGTTGCTGGATTAATATATGTTAAAACTAATCCCGAAAAATGTGAAAAACGAGTAATATATAGAAATAGAAAAGGAGAATCTATTCCATTAACTTATTTAGAAAATTGTCATTTATATCATGAAAATTGGTTAAATAATGAGAAATTACCAGTATTATCACTTGATGGTAATAATGATTTTATAGATGGATTACCAGAATCTTGGTTAGAAAATATTAAAACTTTTATAAAAAAATTATCACCTAAGTTATTTGAAAAATAATTTTCAATAAATTCGTATATTATAAATAAATTGAATTAAAAATATTTCTTTTATTTATAATAACTTATGCAAAATGTAGGTCTAAAAAGAAATACTATTGATAAATATTATACTTCAAAAAAATGCGTTGAAACTTGCATTGAATTAATAAAGGAACATATAAATATTGATACAGATGACTTATGTATTGAACCTAGTGCTGGCAATGGATCTTTCATAAACTATATAAAAACATTATCAGATCATCATTTATTTTATGATATAAAGCCAGAACATTCAGAAATTAAAAAATTAGATTATACAAAATTTTATTACAAAATTATCAAAAATAAATACAAAAATATACACGTTATTGGTAATCCTCCTTTTGGAAGACAATCTTCATTAGCTATAAAATTTATAAAAAAATCTTGTGAATTTTGTAATACTATTTCTTTTATACTCCCAAAAAGCTTTAAAAAAAATAGTCTACAAAAACATTTCCCACTTAATTTTCATTTAATACTAGAACACGATATAGAAAAAAATTCATTTAAGTTAAATGATAATGATTATGATGTTCCCTGTGTATTTCAAATATGGATAAAAAAAGAATTTAATAGAGAAGTTCCTGAAATATTAACTCCTATTAAATTTAAATTTGTCAAAAAAAATACTGATCACGATATATCATTTAGACGCGTCGGAGGAACTGCAGGAAAAATAGATAGAAATACCTCAGATAAATCAATACAATCTCACTATTTCATTAAATTTGACATACCTTTAACAGATGAAATATATTTCAGAATATCAAATATAAATTATTTTTGTAAATATAATACTGTCGGTCCTAGATCTATATCAAAGCAAGAATTAATAAAACAATTTAACAATATAACTAGTATCTACTGAAAAAGGCAGTTCGATCCTTTGTAGGTATTTTACCCTTTGGATAATTTAAAAGTAAATCATTTCCTGAAATAAATACTAACTGAATTTTTGGAAATTCGGTATTATCTACTATAATATAATTTATTTTTTGTGCGTGTTCTTCAAATTTCGAAAGATCTTTTTTCCTACCCGCTCCTAACATCTTAGAAGGAACATAATTACATCCTCTACAAGTAAATGTTTTTTCATCATACTTTATATTATTATCTCTAGCATCTATAAAATCATATCCTTTTGCATTCACATAAATAAGATTCATAAATTTTTTCTCTAACCATTTCTCAATTATATGAGAAAAGAATCTACCGTCTTTAAATTTCTCAAATATTAATTCTTCTGGTAAATTATCAAATTTTATATCTCTCAATATAAATTCATATCTCTTATTAAATGAAAAATCTAAATTTATTTCAGGTTCCATTAATTAGTTATTTTAATCCTATAAAATCATTCTTCAATTTAAATTGATTAAACTTTTTAATTACTTATTATTTTTAAAAACTAATAAATAATGTCTTCTAAAATTCAACGCGTATTGTCATCAGATATGTCTCTTACTCCACAATTCATTGCTTACAGACTATTGAGCGGAGATAATCCATTTAATATCGCTATGCTTGAAGGAAGTAATATTGAAACTACCATCAAAGCAATTGAAATTATTGTTAAACTTATGCCTAAAAGAGAGGAAATTATAAATGAATTAAATGATGCAATTAAAATGAAAGCTCAACTAAGTCTCCCGGCACATATTGCTGCTATGGTCAAGATGGATGAAGAGTCACTATCAAAACTAATGACTATTAAATTCGTAACTGACCAATTAGAAGAATCTGAAAGAAAAAATATGATTGATGCTATAAATAAAATGGAGACAGAAACAACTGTTCCTGATCAAAATAATCTTGAAAAAAGTTGTGATTGTTGTTCTATTGAAACTGATGATTATGGACACGAACTAAGCGAAGAAGATCAAGCTGAAAAAGAAAAGCTTGACGAATTGGAAGAAATTATGTCAGCTAAGTAATTATATTACACGGCACTTTATGTAATGTGAATCCTTCACATTCATTAGGTTCCTGATAATATTTTTTATATACGCTATATGCTATTTTAGGAACCTGTTCTTCATTATTTCTAATTTTATTACGTTTGTAAGATTCTAATAATGATGTTGTTAAATGGATACACCTAATACTATAATTATCATAAAGTTTTCCAAAATCTACAAAAACTTTTCTACTTTTTATAGAACTATTTGTTGCATCAAATATAATTGATTTATTTTGTAATATATATTTTTTTGCTTCTTTTTTCATTTTACTAGGAGTTTTATATTTATCTCTAGGTATCCAAATATATTTGTCATTATTATCTATTATTTTTTTACATATAGAACTTTTACCTGAACCCGGATAACCCACCATTATAATAATTTCTGGAACTTCCTTTATAGGAATATCAGGTATAGTAATATTACTAATATCTAAAAACATTTCTTCTGGAGAATACACCTTCACTCCAATATTCTCAGCAAATCTTTTATCACAATCTGAATGATCTGACTTTCTACCCAATGCATCTCCTACAAAGAATGAATTATCTTTGTCTATATTATTTGGAGCAATTAGAACATTAAACAAAACAGGATTTGGCTTATGAGTAACTTTTGCGGTAGCTATAACAATAAATACTGGGATTTCTAATAAGCTAATTACATTTTTTATTTGTTGATGTTTCCATTTTTTTGTTTGATTTGTAAATATTACTATCATATATCCATTATTATAATATTCTTTTATCTTTTCTGGAATATTTGGATAAAGCCATTCCCAATCATCTACATCACTAGGAAATGTTTTACCTTCTTTTGGATTAACAATAGTCCAATCAAAATCAAACGATGCCATTTTCTCTTTTAAAGTCGCATTATTTATATTATATACTATAGGACTCATTCTCTATAATATATAGTATAAAGTATCTCTCTGTCAATTTAAATTAAAATGTATTTATATTATATATGTCAGAATTTTCTGCATTTAAACCTCATAAAAGTAAACATTGCTGTATAAAAAATGAAAATAGTATTAATCATATTAATAAAAAAATAAATAAATTAGATAAAAAAATTAAATTATTAGAGGAAAAACATTTAGAAGATGAGTTTGAAGATACTTATGATAAATTAGATCCATTAGAAAATAAAAAAGTAGAAAGAAAAGGATCGCCAACCAGTATAGATGAACCATTTAATGAAAATAAAGAATTTATGGGAGGACGAAAAAGAAAAACTAAAAAGGGAGGAGTTAGAACAGTTAGACGAGAACCTAAATCTAACAATAATATAAATCAAAGATTAGTAGATGAATATATATCGGAATTAGAAAATAGAAATCCAAGAAGAAGAGCTAATCCATATTATCCTCAAGAAATAAGTGATGAAGTAAGAAACAGACTTATTAATGAAAATGGTTATTATAGAGGAATTGTTCATAATAGCGGTGTTATGGCAGATGAAATGGTCTACGAATATATGAATTATCCTTGCTATACACCCTGTAAAAAACAAGGAGTTTGTGACAGAATATTTGGATGTGGACCAGATAAATGTCGCCCCTCTGACGCTAGAGCTATAGGCCCAGATTCAATGATCTGGAGAAGATGTATAAAACCATCTACTAGAAGAAGAGGAGGTAAATCTAAAACTAAAAAAAGAAAAAACAAAAAAAGAAAAACTAAAAAAAGAAAACAAAAGAAAAGAAAAAAAAGAACATTTAAACATAAATAATTATATTAAAGTATAAAATGTATTTTCCTAATGAAATTTGGAGAAATATAAAAAATTATTTATTGAGTATTGAATATTGGAAAAGAAAATTTTCATTTAATTTTGATTTTATAAAGGCATATAGATGTGATAAAGAATATCTTAAATTTAAAAATAGAATTATATATCAAGGATTATCTCATACTTCAAATAATTTCGAAAAATGGAAGATAGATAATAATATGTCCCGTATATTATGTTATAATAAGACTGGTGTAAGATATGAATCAATTCACTATATAAATTGATTTATTATTTATAATGTTAAAATTATTATAAATAATAATGTATTTTCCAGATTGTATATGGAAAGAAATAAAAGATTATCTAGGTATTGACTTAGATATATGGAAGAAAAAAATATCAAATACTTTAATTGAAATTAATAATATAAGAAAATATACATACTATAGTGGTGTAATACATCATCATAAGGGAATTAAAATGACTTATCTAAGACATAAGAATTTAAAACTAATAGAATATGAAACATATTAAATATATAATATTTATATTAACAAATGTCCAGAAGAATAAATAGAGAACTAACAATATATAATAATTTTTTTAATCAAGAAAATATACAACTTATTGAATATGAACAAGAAACAAATATAATAAAATTAGTTATGATTATAAGAGACAGAGTATTATTTGTAAATTTAAATTTCCCAAGAGAATATCCATTTCAACCTCCAAAAGTATTAATATATAAAGATGGCAATAAATACAATTATTTAGATTTATTATATTTAAATAAAGAATGGTATGATTATTTTAGCTTAAAAGGATGTTTTTGTTGCAACTCTATATTATGTAAATGGTGTATACCTAATAATATAAAACAAGTAATTGAAGAAATACAAAACAATTTAGATTATAAATTAAGAATAAGAGAAATTATGATGTGTAGATCTATAGTAAAACAAAAATTTGGGACTTATATTCCAATAGAAACATTCTTATAATATTGTAGATCTAGTATTTTTCATTTTTCTATTTTCAACAACACTTCTATCTGAAGACCATTGTTTCTTACTAGGAATCATTACAGATGCTAATCTTTTCTTCAAAATTTTTTTATCCTTCTTATTTTTAGTATTATCATACTCTTTTATAAAAGTTTTTATATTATAATCTATATCCAATCTATCATCTAGATCTTTCCAAGGCTCATACTGTCTAAATGGGTCCATTATGTAACTAATAAACTTATTTTCTTCTATAGGATCTACTATTGGTTCATAACAACAATCACTCCACCATCTTCTTCTTCTTTCTTCTGCTGCTTTTATTTCAGCTTGAAATATCTGGTCTATAATTGAAAAAGCTGATTTTAATAATAATATAGTAGTTAGCGCATCAGATTTTGATTTATATGCTAATGTTAATTTTTGTTTTTTATGATTTATTTTATGAATATCTTCTCCATTTTTTCTTAGTTCATGCAAATCATTTTTTATATGTATAATATGATTTGTTATATCTCTTAGTTTTGTTGTATAATCTCTTTTACAGTTTTGTATTTTTTTTATTATAGAAAATACATTTAAATTATAAATATTAGGATACCTATATTGTATTTGTCTTGGTATTATAAATTGATTTGTAGCTTTAATTTCTTTAATCTTTGTTTCTATGCCGCTTATATGTGTTCTAAAATCTTCACCTTTTTCAGTAGTATTAGATCCAAATAATAAAAAATAACCCGAAGAGAATTCACACATAGACTGTAATTTATCATATTGATGAGATGATGTTTTATGAGCTTCAGCTTGTGCATCTAATTTCATATAACTTACTATAGCTAATAAAAATGAAATAAATGCATTTAAACTAGCTAATGCTAACGGCGCCCATATATTAACATCACTAACTCCAGAAGCCACTGAAGCTACTGCTGATAAAAATATAGCTGGTAACATTAAACAATTTAATTCTTTCTCACACATATATTTAGATTCCATATGAATTAACTTTTGACCTCTTACAAAACTAGCTAATATATCCATTGCTGATGAACATTTTTCAGCTTCTGTATTATATAATGATTCTAAACTTTTTTCTACACTTAAGTAAGACACTCTATTGTATAATTCATCAGTTGAAGTAACACTTTCTTCATAGTCAAAATCTAATAATTCTAATGGATTTATAACATTTAATGTTAGATTTGTATCTGTTTCACCTATTATAATTGGTTTTTTCTTTGTTTTTGGAGTAGGGACAATGTTTGGATCTATATCTACAATTATATTTTCATTACTACTTATATCCATAATATTTAATTCTACTGACATTATATATTATGCAAATAATATTTTTTGTATATTAAGCATTATAAATTTAATTTTTAATTTTTTTATTTTCATTTTCTTTAAATTCTTCTATTGCTTCTTTAACATCAACTGTTCTTGCAACAGAACCTAATATAGTATGCTTATCTTTCTTTTGATTTATTTTATGACTAGTCTGTTGCTTTAAATCTTCTTGAATACTAGTATGTGGATAAGGATGTTTATCATCATAGGCGTGATAAAATTCAACATATGCTTTATCATACAATTTATCTATCTCTTTCTGTATTTTACCTCCATTAGCAGACTTTTCTTTAACCCAACCTTCCTCCTTATCTTTTACAACAAAATTTTTTCTTCTTTGATCAGTGCAATGTATTGGTCTTTTAGTTACTGGTATCTCATTTAAATCATTTAATAATTTTACTGAAACGCAATTATCTACATAATTACCGTTACTTAATACATCTTTTAATTGAAAATGTATATTTTTCATAAAATCTTCTAAATTAAGAGCATCTTTACAATGTTCATTTAAAAATACATTAAGTGTTATATTGTTTTGCGTGCCAATATTATTGGAATTAATATTACTATTATTCGATGCACTTATATTATTTGATTTCATATCAGCAAATTTTTCCATTACAGCAGTTTGTTTCGATATTGTCTGCAGACATTGTTTTAATAATTCATCTTTATCAGTGTCATTATTTTTAATAATTAAATTCTGATTTTCACATTTTTGTTGATGCTTCCATAGACCTTGTCTGCTCTTATAAATTTTAGAACAATTTTGACATATGTAGGTGCTACTTTTTTTATATGCTACTTTTTTTGATTTTTTTCTTTTTATTTTTTTATTGTTACCATTATTAATGCGATAATTTACAGAACTCTCAGAATTCTGATAAAAAGTAGCATTTGCTACTTTTTTTGATTTTAAAAAAGATTCATTTTTTCCTAAATCTTTTTCGGTGGGAATTTTATTTTTTCCACTTGATTTTTTAAAAAAAGTAGCAGATGATTTTTGCGATTTGTTGACATTTTGTTGACATTTGTTTACATTTGTTGACACTTTTTTAATATGTTTTTTGGTAAGGATATGTTTTTCAAAATTACTTCTTCTTACCGTAAAATAATCACAATCTGCACAATAATAGTTTGCTACTTTTTCATTTTCTGTGTAAACGTTTTTGTTGACGTTTGTTGACATATATATAAATGTGCATATTATTTTTAAATTATTTTGCCAAATTATATTAATTTTTGAAAAATTGAAAATTAAGAATGTAAGTAATTTGTTACGATATATGAAGTAAAAAAAAAAAAAAATATTTTAAATTTTTTTTTCCAAAAAAAAACTAATAGAATCCTTGGCCAATATAATAGATATGCACATTTCAAAAATGTGAATATCGTAAAATTTTTCATCAAATTATTTTTTTTTTTGACGAAACTAGTTCCTTTTTTTCAGTAAATATTTTTCATTATTATTGAATACATATTATATTTTATTATGATATATGGTAACATATATGATTTTTTTTCTGTATTTTTAAAAATATTTTTAGAGTAAATTAAAATTTTTTCTTTAAGTTCAAAAATTGCTATATTGTTTTTTATTCTCAGGAACCCTACTTAAAGAAGCAAAAAAAGGCGATTTCTTTAAGTTAAAAACACTATAACTTCAAAATTGTTTCAAAAGTTAATTTAAAGAAAAACAGCTCTTTAAGTTCAAAAACACATAAGTTATTTTTGGGGGTATTTAATTTAAAAAAGAAAATAAATAATAATTTATAGTAAAAATGACACAAAAAGAAATATTGATATTAGACTTTTTAAATAAATGTGATATAAGTCTAAACGATATATCTAACTTAAATCAATTAATAATACCTAGAAATTTATTATTAAATGAAAAAAAATATTTAAGTTTAACAGTAGAAATAGTAGAATTAAAAAATCAATTTAGTAATTCATCTTTAACTTCTTTACAAGAATCCGCTTTCAAAAAACAGAAATTTCCATTAATTAACATAATTAGGCAATTATTAAAAACCATAAATTATAAAATGACTCCCGTTAGAAAAAGTGCAGGTTATCATCATATAAGTGGAAAAAAACAATATGACAGATTTTTTAAAATAGAAAAAATAAAAGAAAAATTAGAATAATATATTAATTAAAATCTAATATATTATTATATGGACTCTTTAAAAAACGTAAATAAACCCGCATTAGCAGTTTCAATAGCTGCCGCCTCCGTAGTAGGATACATAGTATATTCAAGTTATTCTTCTACATTAAAAACAATACGAACAGTAAAAGAATCAAACGTTAGTTGGTTGGGAGAATTAATAGAAAATTATAGATCACCAAATGCGTTAGAAACTAATAAAGAATAATTAAAATATTTGTTAAATATATAATATGAGTGAAGCAAAATTATCTATTGCAGAAAGTTATGAACATTGTCTTAATAAAGTAAAAAAAATAATGGAAGATGAAAAAGTAGAAGTCACAGTTACTACTGTAATTTATATTGTTAAATTAACAATAGAAGTATTGGAAGAAAGTAAAGTAAAAGGATCTGATAAAAAAACGATTGCTACAAAAGTAATAAGAAAAATAATAGTAGATGCGCCTATTAGTGATGAGAAAGAGAAATTATGTTTAGATATGATAGATGAAGGAATTGTAGCAAATGTCATAGATTTAGTGGTTTCTGCGTCAAAAGGAGAATTAAATATAAATGCAATTGGTGGAACTGCAAGTGCTTGTTGTTCAGCATTTTTAAATAGATAAATTATTTTTCAAATAATTCAGGAATAGTATATTTATCTAATTGCTTTTCATATTTAGCAATAATTCTAGGATTTTCAGCATTGTTTATAATATCGTAATTATTATAAACATTGTTATGGTCATCAATATAATACTTTATACCCTTTATTTCTTGTAACCATATATTAACTTTAGTTTTATTTACTGTAGTAGGTAGATTACTTATTTCTCCGTGAGGCCTTCCTTTAATATGCGTTCCACAATAGTTTGAATTATTTTTTTTCCTCCTTGTGCATTGTTTAAAATTTGATCGTAGTGCACAACATCTATCACACAAAGGAACTACATTTTTTACTCTTTTTCTTTTTTTAAAATCATCTGCAGTAAGCTGTAGTATAGGATATTTATATATTTCTTCAATGACGGAATACCAAGGAGATTCAGGATTAATATTAGGTTCAACCTCTTTTATATTAGCCATTATCTTGTTCTTAAATTCTATAAATGCAATGTTAATTTTTCCATTTATCTTACGTTCCATAATAATTTATTAAATTTAATAATAAATTATTTTTAAATCAATTTATTAATTAAAAAGGGCCTATTTTTTCTGGTAAAATAAACATAAAAATTACTAAAGATACAAAGAACATCAAAAACGGCGTGGCCTTTTCTAAATTAATTAGTTTTGGAAAAATTTTTCCAATATATGAAAATAAATATATAAATATTATTGAAGCAATTAAAATTAATAATTTCATTAGTATATATTTATTTAATATTATAAAAATTATAAATTGGATCCCACGTAGGTTTTAATGTATTCATATCAATTAAATGTATAGTCATTGGAACAAATTGTTCAAAATCTTTAATAATATATGTAGTATTAATATTAAAATAGCCAGATAATTTTTTATTTTTTATATCAGATAATACAATAGAATTATAGTTATTTGTCCAGTCTATATTATCTTTCTCCTTTTTCCATATCTTTTTTTCAGCATCGGATATTTTACCTATATCTCTATCTGAATCTAAATGTTTAAGATACCAATAAAAAGGATTATTATCTTTATATTCAAATACTATTTTATTACTTAAAAATAAAGCATATCTTATTATACCTCCTTGATAATATTTACCATTATCATCTGAAATATAATTATTATCTATCATTGCAGATGCGTAATTGCTAGTCCATCCTGCATATTTTACAGAACCTGTAAAATCTTGAAAGTTATAATGTGGACCAAATAATTTATGTCCTTGTGATCTAATTCCGATTGTAGATGCATATGAAAGTAATTCTTCAGATGTGCCATAATAAGAAACAGTAGGAATTTCAATATTTTTATTATTTTTATTAAGATAAATAAGAAATGGATTATTATAAAAAATATTAGTTACTGTTTTGTGTATTGGAAATTTAATAATTTTTTTTAAATTACATATTTCGTGTATTAATCCCCACCAAAATTCACTTTTTTTATTTAATTTTTTAACATTAATAGTAGGTTTAGTATAATTACAAAACATATACACCCCATCATCATTTAATAAATATCCATCGAAATTAATAAATTTCATTGAAAATATTTTTTTTATAAATGGTTTAATTAATTCAATTAAATTAGAATTTGGTCTATATTTAACAAATGGGAAAGATAAAGTATTTTTATATGATCTAGAATCATTAGGATATTTATATAGTAAATATTGTAAAAAAGGTTTATATATATTTTGTTCATCATTGGATGAAATTACTCTATAAATGCATATAAAAACATTAGTTCCATTCTTTAAATTAATATTAATATCTTGATTTATTTTTTCAGAAATATTATATTTATATAATAAGTTATTATTCATTATATAAATAACTAACATAAATTATTTTTTAATTTTTCTACGTATATTTTCTTTAACATTTATACTTCTAGTATCCATTATATGTTTACATAATGCTTCTACTATTTTAGGATCGTCTTTGAAGAAATCACTTAAAGAACTTTGAAGATGTTTTTTACTAAGAGCTGATTTAGTTTTATAAGTGCTTTTTATTAATTCACCTTGACTAGTATTCATTGAATCTAAATTTCTATCATTCATAATAGAAAGTAATTTTTCATTTAATTCTTTTTTTTCATTTCTTTTTTCTTTTATTTTTTTTTGAAGATCTTTGATACTATTATCTATTGTTAACCATTCTTTAACAGTTTGAACTAATTGTTGATTACTCATATATTATAATATATGATTAATATTATTTAAATATTTTATATATATATATAATGATTAATATATCAAAAGATATATTTTGTTGTTGTAATATATTAATAATATCAATATTAGGTTATATGATAATGCTTGGTCTTATAATTTTTAATAATGATAATAATAAATATTTATTAAAACAACTTGATTTTAGTCAAAAAAGAAAATACAAAAAAATAAAAAAGGAAAGATTATATCATTACAATATTGGATTAATATTGAGTTCATTATTAGCATTATTAGTATTTTCAATATTATCTGATAAAAAAAATAAATTATGTATATCTGGATTAGTCATATTCTTACTTACACCCATTATCTATTATTTTTTACCTAAAAGTGATTATATGATTAGACATTTAAACACTGAACAACAAAAATTAGCTTGGTTAAATGTATCTAGAAGTTACAATAAAAAAAAGATGTTATCTTATATTGGAGGTATAATAGTATATTATACATTAGTTATCAAGTTTTTCTAATTCTCCATATGATTTTTGATGACATTTACAATAATATTTTTTATATTTATAATTATTTAAGTTGATATTATCAGTAGAATCATTTTTTTTAAATTTATGTAATATAACTTTTTTATTACATATATTACCTTTGTTTTGTCCTCTAGATATTACATGTTCACATTTAGCATAAATTTGTTTTTTATATAATACTGGTGTTTGTTTGGATATTTCAGTAGATATTTTCTTATATTTTAAATGAGTTTTACAATGAGTTCCAAGACAAATTTTTCCACAAGCTTTACCTTTATTTTTTCCTTTTTTAAATAAATATTCGCAATTAGAAGCATTAAAACTATGACGTATTGGCCAATTAATATATTCAATCTTTGGAAATCCTTCTTTATAAGGAAGTATTCCAGATTGAATATTTCTACAATAAGGACATAATATAGACCATCTTTTTATTTTAGTGCTATTATATCTAGTAACTGATTTTTTTCTGTTTAAAATTTCATTAAAAATACTTTCATAATTAAAAGAATGATTACATCTTAATGTAATATGATCATCTTTTAATTCTTCATCACTAATTAGACATTTATTATTAGTATTTGTAGATACAATTTCATTTTCAAAAATAGATTCTATTAGTAAAGAATTAAAAATATTATTTTTATTCATTTAATTAGTTAATATAAATATCTTTATATTAATTATATATGATGTTTAACTTTAAATTAAGTAATAGACGTAAAAGAAAAAAAATACAAATGAAAAAACATTTAAATAATAAACAAAACATTAGACAAAATAATATACAAAATGATAGTCAAATAGAATTAAATAAAAAATTATTAGAAGAATCTATAAAAGTCAGACGTTTTTGGGGGGCACCAGCTTGGATTTTTTTTCATTGTTTATCAGAAAAAATAGATGAAAAATATTATTTAGAAAATTATATTATAATATTTAAATTAATAAAGGACATTTTTAATTGTATTCCTTGTCCGATGTGTAGAGATCATGCAATTAGAAAGGTAGACATACATAATAATTTTAAAATTACCGATATAGATACAAAAGAAAAGTTAAAAATGTTTTTTTTTAATTTTCATAATGAAGTAAATAAAAGAGTAGGTGTAGATGTTTGTAGTATAAGAATATTAAATGAATATAAAGATTATAATATGCAAATTGTATACAAAAACTTTTTAAAGTTTTTTTTTAAATCATATTATTCGGGAACAGGATTAAATAGATCTCATCTTAGAAATTCAACTAAGATAAATATAAAAAAATATTTCAATAAAAATTGGAATATTTTATTTAAATAATTTATAAACCTTGTTTACATATATATTTTAATTTTTTATTAACATTGCATTTTTTTATCTTATCAGTGTTAATATCACCATGTCCAAAATAAGTATATTTTTTATTTTCTAATGATGATGCTCCTAAATACAAAGGTATAGCTAATGTCATTCCAAGAACAGTTCCGGTAATAACATCAATAACACTATCGCAATTACCTATTTGTGTTCTATATAATAAATCCATAATACCAATAATAGAGAATGTAATAATAAGTGGAAGACCAGGCATATTACCTTGTTCACTATACATAGATCCTAGTAATAAATATAAAATAGTGAAAGAATGGAAAATGGCACTACTAGAAAAATATGTTAGATTTTCATTAGTAAATAATGTAGGTAAAGCAAAAATATTACAGGTAGAATCTTGATTATTTAAATTAGATGATTTTGGTTTTCCAAATTGTGTTCTCATTAGTCCTCCTAAAAATTGAACAATAATAATAAAGAATAACCAAAAAAATGCTTTAACATCTCCATTTAACATAGATGAAAATATAAGGAAAGTTCCAATAAAATAAGGAGAAAATATGCTAGCGAATTGAATTATATTAGGTAAAGTTAGTTTAATTCCAGGCATAATATATATTATAAATATATTTAAATAAAAATGGAATCAATAACTTCATTAATGTATTCTACAGATTGAAAATTTATATTATCGAAAATAGTAGGATCATCATACTCTTTTTTAAATTTTAAAAAATCTTTTTCATTTTCTTTTGGAAATAAAAATGTTTTAACTCCAGCTTTTATTCCTCCTAAAATTTTTAATTTTAAACCGCCTATTGCAGATATTTTACCTTGTAAATTAATTTCACCAGTAATAGCTATAGTATTATCTATATTCACATCATTAAATAAACTATATATAGCAACAGTAATAGCTGTTCCAGCACTTGGACCATCTTTTTTAATTGCACCTTCTGGACAATGTATATGTATTCCTTCTTTTTTATGATTATGTAAAATTAGATCTTTTGTAGCTTGACTAGTTAACTTCCAAGCTAATGTTTTAGCTACATTCATACTTTCTTTCATAACATCTCCTTGCATTCCAGTTAATTTAAAATCTAAAAAGTTGTTTGATGGATAATATATACATTCTATAGGAATTATACCTCCCATTCCTAAACTATTAGCCCATAAACCGTTAATAATACCACAAGTAGGATTTTTATGTATAATTTTATGTATGACTTCTTGTTTATCTTTTAGATAATTTAGTTGTATATCATCTTTAGTAATGTTAATGGGTAATTTAATGTTAATATCTTGATTTTGTAATATATTTAAGTTTATTTCACTAATAATTTCAAATAATAATTCTTTTAACTTTCTTACTCCAGATTCATTAGTATAAGTTTCAATAATAAATTTAATAATTTCATCAGTGAAATATATATTATTATGAATGTTCATTTTATCAAAAATTTCTGGTAATATAAAATTCTTAGTTATAGTTAGTTTATCAAATAAAGAAAGATTATTAAATTTTATCCTATGTATTCTATCTAATAGGATTCTGTCAATTAATGAAACATCATTATAAGAAAAAATAAATAATACTTTACTTAAATCTAAATCTATACCTGAAAAATATTTGTCTTGAAATGATTTATTTTGAGTAGTATCAACTAAATGCGTTAATATTCCTATTATTTCTTTGCCGTGTTCAGTATTACTTATTTTATCTAATTCATCAATAAAAATAATAGGATTCATACATTTTGATTGAATTAATATATCTACTATTTTACCCCATGTTGATCCAACATAAGTATAGTTATGACCGGATAATGTGCTTCCGTTACTTGCTCCCCCTAATGCAATAAAATGAAATGGTCTTGGAGTTCCATCTTCATCTTTAAGACAGTTAGCTAGACCTTTTCTAGCAATGGATGTTTTCCCCACTCCTGGAGATCCTTCAAATCCAAAACAATAACCGGATTGTTTTCCAGTGATCCATTGTCCTATTATTCTTTGAATTTGCCTTTTGGCATTTTTATGTCCAAAAACAGCTTTATCTAATGTTTCAGAAATATTATTCATTGATACATTAACTTTATCCCAAGAATAATTAATTTCTTCTATATCTTTTTTTATTTTAACATTATCAATTAAAGGATATTTATCTTCATATTTTTTACTTAATTTTTCAATAAATTCTTGATTATTACTTAAATCATTAATTATGTTAGAAATTTGACTTTTCATATAAGAATTTTTTTTACCAGAGTGGCGCAATCTTTTATTTTTTATGTCTAATATTTTTAAAGTATTATTAATGTGACAAATATTGGATATCAAAATATCTCTTTTATTATCAATATAAATATTAATTAAATTATCAATATTATTTTTATTAAATATAGGGATTAAGTTATTTTTTATAAAATGACAATTTTTTAAAATTTGTATAGTAGATATATTTTTTTCAACAATTATATTTGAAATATCATATGTATTAATATATTTAACAAGTTCAGAGAAATTACTGTTAACAGTTTTCATAGATGTTAAAAGGTGTTCATTTCTAAAAATACCAAATGGTATCTTTAATAATCCATCTAAATATTGTCTAGCCTTTGATCCGCTATCCTCAGACTTAGCCTTAACTTCTTTTAATTTTATCATAGCCTTTTCTTTAACTGAATCAGGAGCTTTTAACATACATATCTGTTGTTCAATAGGGATACTATTAGTATCAAAATTAGTTAAATTTTTAGTATATTTAATAGTATTATTCATAGCGTCTCTAAAATATTTTTTAATATTCCAAGGAAATGAATCATATAATAATGTTTGTTCTTGAGTATCAATATTGCCATTAACTTCATTAGATAATAAGTCATATAATAGATACGCCAAATATTGAAATTCCGGATCTTTAAATTTAATTAATATTTGACAAATAATATTTCGTTGTTTATATAATTCACTATTTATAAAATCTTTAATAATATTTGATATAGTTTTTGACTTTAAAAGTTTATTTTGAGTGCAATATCCACTATATCTTTGAAATAATTCATCATAACTGTATATTAATAACTGTTTTAAAGTTAGAGAATTAACAAATCTTGAAAATTCTTCTTCATTAAAAATAGGATCATTAGGTTTATTTTTATTTAAATTATTTATTTTAGTAGAAATAAAAGGATTTTCAATACAAGAAATATTTAAATCATCAATAATACATTTTACAATCATAGTAGATTGTAATTCTTTATTTTGAAAACTAATTTTAATACCGTATACTTTTGTTTGAAAATTACTACTAGTTCTAGCTAAATCAAAACACTCTAAAGTTTCACTATTTTCTATAATCATATAATCTTCTACAATGCGATTTTTAGCTATATTTTTGGGAGTAATAATAGAATTTTTCCAAGGAAGAACTTTGTAAGAAATAGGATGTGCATATTTTAACAATAAATTTAATTTATTTTTATTTTTACTTATATTTTCTAAATAATTCTTCCCAAATCTAATATCAATTAAATCATTCAAATTTTCTGTTCCAAAATGAATTATTAAATTACCCAAATTATCTTTTATTTTATTTAGTTTTTGAGACATTTCATCTAAATTAGATTTATTAATATTACAATTTAATAAAACCATTAAATTATCAAATATATTTTCTAATTTACTTGTTGCGTTGTATAAGTTGTTAGATGATATTATATCTAAGGTTTTATATTTTTGTATTGATAAAATGGTTTTCTTAGTAATATTAACTAGATTATTAATATTGTGAATCACATTATTAGAAGATACAGATTTTTTTGTTTTTACTTTTTTCTTTTTAATTTTTTTTATTACTTTCGTTGACATATCTATATATATATAATGATTTTAATTCCAAATATCCTAAATATTATATTTTTTTATTGATTTTTTAAAATAATTTAAAATTAATTATAGATAATAAAATATCGAAATGGGAATACCTAGTTATTTTTCATATATTGTAAAAAATTATAATAATATCATAATAAAACTGAATCTTTCCAATGATTATTTTTTTCTTGATAGTAACTCAATTGTATATGATTCATTAAGAGAAATAAATGATAAATATCTTATTGAATATAATAATATTGAATTTGAAGATAAACTAACAAATATAGTATGTTTGAAAATTGAAGAGTTATATAATAATATTAAACCAAAAAAACTATTATATATATCTTTTGATGGAGTTGCGCCTGTAGCAAAATTAGAACAACAGAGAAATAGAAGATTTAAATCATACGTAGAAGCAAAATTAGAAGGAAAAATAAATGAAAATTATAAAAAACAATGGGATAGATGTTCTATTACGCCTGGAACTAAATTTATGGAAAAATTAACAATTAAAGTTAAAACATATTTCAAAAAAATAAAAAATATACCAGTTATAGTTTCATCAAGTGATGAAGAAGGAGAAGGAGAACATAAGATATTTTCTTACATAAGAAATAATAATATAAATAAAAATAATAATATAGTAGTTTATGGATTAGATGCAGATTTAATTATGTTAAGTTTAAATCATCTTAATATTAATGAAAATATTTATCTTTACAGAGAAACACCAGAATTTATTAAATCTATTGATAAAAATTTAGATCCAGGTGAAAAATATATTATGAATATACCGTTATTAGGTAAATGTATAATTAAAGAAATGAATTTTTATAACAAAAATATAGGAAATAAAGATGATTATAGACTTCAAGATTATATATTTTTATGTTTCTTTTTAGGTAATGATTTTTTACCTCATTTTCCAAGTGTAAATATAAGAACTAATGGTATTGATATAATGATTAATGCATATAAAGAGACTATAGGAAGAAATAATAAACATTTAACAAACGGTAAATATATAAATTGGAATAATGTTAGTTTATTAATAAATTATTTGGCAGATAATGAATGGGATAACTTAATCGAACAAACAAAAATAAGAAATAAACAAGAAAAAAGAATATTTAAATCAAATACTTATGAAGAAAAAAAGATGAGATATTTAAATATTCCCATTAAAAATAGATGTATAGAAAATTATATAGATCCATATAAATCAAGATGGGAAAATAGATATTATGAAACTCTACTTCATTGTGATTATAATCTATATTATAGGAAAAAAGTATGTATAAATTATTTGGAAGGATTAGAATGGACTATGAAATATTATAGCGGAGAATGTCCAGACTGGAATTGGAAATATAATTATTGTTATCCACCTTTGTTTAAAGATTTAAAGAAATATGTTCCTAATTGGGAATGTAATTTAATAAAACAAAATACTAATAAACCCATTAAAAGTGTAATACAATTAGCATATGTTCTTCCATTAAATAGTTTAAAACTTATAGGAAGAGATAATTATGAATTATTGATGAAAAAATATCCAGAATATTATGATAATAATGCAGAAATATTATGGGCATATTGTAAATATATGTGGGAATCTCATGTATTACTACCTGAAATCAAAATAAATAATTTAAATGAATTATTACTAAAAAATTAATAAATATGTTATATTTATAATGTCTAATATTACATATTTAACAAATAGAAATCAATTTAAAGAATTTAAATCACAACACAAAATAATTATAGTAAAAGCAGAAGCTACTTGGTGTGGTCCTTGTAAAAGAATTAAAACAGAAGTATATGATTTATTTGATGTGTTGCAGAATAAAGTAAATGATGCTCAATTAGTTATAGTTGATACAGATCAGGGTCGTGATTTAGCATCATATTTGAGAATTAAAAGTATTCCAACGTTACTGAGTTATATAAATGGAGATTTAGTAGATGTGCATATTGGTTCAGATAAGAATGAGTTGAAAGCTTTTTTTAATAAGACGTATAATGAGTTATTAAAAAACAATTAATTTATTTTCTATTTTTTCTAGTTTTATTTTTATTTGGATTATAATCTAAAATAACCCATCCATCTTTATATATAGATTTTTTTGTAGCATTATTTTTAATTTTATATTTAATTTTTTTAGTTTTTCTTTTTCTTTTAGATTTTCCACCAATTAAAACCCATTTAAAATCTTTAGTTGGAATATCTTTAAAAAATGTCATATATTTTTCAACTCCGGGCATACTAACAATCTCATCTGGATTTTTATTAACTATAGCTGATTGAAATAAAGTGCCATATTTATTAATAATATTTTTGAATCCATCATTTTGTCTGTAAAAATTATCAAAATCTTGCATAATTTCCATAATAAAATTATTGATATTTCTATAATTTTTTTCAATTTTATAGATTAATTTTTCAAAATTATAAAATGAAAGTTTTGAAGGTTTATATTGTATTAATTTAGATTTATCTTTAGAAGAACATCCTATATTTTTAGCCCACATTGCTGCGAATATAGTTTGATTACAAACAGGAGAATTATCATCTAGACATTCTGGATTACAAATAGGATTATCTTTTAATGAATTATCGTTTTCATTATTATTTAAAAAATCAGATATTAAAACAGAAACTATTAAAAAAAATGCACCAGCCTTGTATTTATAAAATAAATTAAAAATTTTGTAAGTATTTTTTATTTTTCCATAATAAATAAATTCGTGCAATAATAAATGTAAAGCAGGAATAGGATATATCAAAGTGTTTTGTCCTAAATTAAAGATTATTTGAGGTATTTTATTAATATGTTTATAATTAGGTTTATATAATTTAATGAATCTATACATAATATATTGAATTTTCAAATAAGTTATATCATCAGATGGAAGCCAACTATTTACAGATAATTTTGTTAATTTTGTAGAAAAAATAGTTTTATGTAAAATAATGTAACTAACAACAGGATCATTTTCAATAAGTAATACTTCAGAAAAAAGCAATTGTCCTTGTGTATAAGGATACATAGATATTTTATTATTTTTATAATCTAATTTGAAGCTATAGAACATTCTAATTAAATATAAAAAGTTAGTAATAATATCAATATTAAATGAACTAATTCCGGTTCTAGGTATATCATTAATAATTACGGTAGTATCTCCTTCATCATTAAAAGAGATAGGTTTATATTTTAAATTTTGTTTACTATTACTAAAAATCCATTCTGCTAACTCTTTTTTATTTTGTCCCTTAGTAATAAAAGAAGTTTGTTCAGAGGAAAGAGGCTGATTAATAATATCATTAAAAAATGAATTAGCTAGATTATATTCTTCGTCGGTAACTTCTAGATTTTGAAATAATTCATTAACAATATTATTATGATGACTTTTAAATGTATTAGATGAATTAGACGTATTTGAATTAGATATATTACAATCTAATCCATCTGGATTCCAATCAATAGAACATTTATGTTTTCCAGTAGGAACATCTTTAGAATAATATTTTTTATTAGAATTATTCGGTCCTAGAGGATTTACTCTAATAGTATCAGTCATTATATTATAATATGTTAAGATAATATTAAAATATAATACTTAAATTATATAAATGTCAAATTTTGATTTAGATATAGATAATTATGATTTAAAAGATTTATTAAATTTATTTAAGTTGAATTATACATTCGGAGAAATAGAATTAAAACAAGCAAAAAAGATGGTATTAAAGTTACATCCAGATAAAAGTAATTTAGATAAAGAAATTTTTGTATTTTTCAATAAAGCATATAAGATAATAGAAAAAATATATTTTTTTAAAGCATCAAAACAATGTGCAGTTCGAAACGTAGAATATGAAAATGTTGACATAAAAACAATAAACAATGGAGATAAAAAGATTCTAATAA